GAAGCACACTTCAACAGACTAGATGGTAAGTTTGCAAGGATTGCAAAGCTACCAGATAATCGCTGGGGAGTTTATGTCAGGGAGAAATGGTGATTTAAATGTTTGATGAAAACAAAGGAAAGTATAAGCTAAGCTATGAATGGCATTCTACTAAAAAATTTGAAGGAGTAAAGTTGTATGCTTATCCGCAATTTGTAGTAGAAAAAGGAGAAGCTGAAGTTTGGATGAAAACAAAATGGAATATAATTTTAAAACATCATGGGTACACTTGGCAAAACATAGGACAACAAACACGTTATCCTACATATTATACAGTGCATAATATAGTAAAAGAAGAAGGAAATATAATTACAATCAGTAGTTCACTTGCAGAATTTAATATGAAAGGAGATTGCACCGATGGCACTGGTAATACTCGTGCCAATGATAAAAGATGGCCAAAGAAAATGAGTATGGAAGAGTATAAAAAATGGAAGGACAATAAAGAGGAGTAAGGTTATATAACCCTATACAATGAGAAGTTCAAGGTGATGAGACAATGCAAACAGAAACATACACAATCAACTTAGGGATTACAATCCCAGGCCACAAACAATACGAGTCCATCAGGGCAAGTATAAGTGAGACGGCAACCTTAGAAGGTAAAGAGCTTGCTGATATATCTGCGAAAAACGATGCGTGGAAGAAACTAAGAATGTCTGCTAAGGCTAAACTGTTAGAAGTTACGGCTGATGCTAGAGAAGCTGTAGCAATGACAAGGATGGATAAATGAATATTGATACAATAGTAGAAGATATAATATCTTTAACAGATAAACTTGAGACTGCTGAACAAAGTAACAAAGCATGGCGAGAGCTTAGCAAAGCTTTGACTTATCTTAGTGCTAAAGATACAATGTTAAAATACAGGATGGAGAATAATGACTAACGGTTTATGGAGATGCAAAGCATGCGGTATGGTGTTATCAACAATGGAAGTAGAAATAACTGGCGGTTACTGCAAGGAGTGTTGCAATGAATAGTTTGGTAGCTATTTTTTTAATTGTAGTATTTTTTATTGCAGGATTTTGGTTAGGCGTAAATACTTATCGTGAACAGATAAAGAAGAGGTTGTAAATGGTGAAACTAAGTCCAGATAAATATACTCAACATGGAAAGCTTTGGAGGCACGTTGGCGCAGGTCCAGCAATCAAAGAAAGTTGTGTAGATTGCGGTGACGATTTATACAATAAACAAGCTAAGTTTCCTTTTGAAGGCGGTTGGATATGCAAACATTGCAAGGTTAAAAAACAACATGGTGTTGTTGACCCTAAGACTTGCTTTCAAGGCTCAGTAATTACATTGGAGGACTAATGCCATATAGTAATTGTTTAAGTTGCAAAAAAAACGGTGAGTTAGTTAGATTAGACACTCCAACTCAAGGGCATTGTAAGTACTGTAGAAAATGTAGAATTGATAGGGCTTCGGATAAATTGGTAAAACAAATAACTGATTTTAAAATTTTATTAAAGGAGTTACTATAATGGCTAGCGATAACGATTGGTACTCTGACGAATCTGACGAAGCATTTTACGAAAAAAGAGAAGGTGAAATGTGGGAAGAGATGAGAGAACTTAATGAAGACATAATAGATATGTGGGATTTTATTAAACAAAAAACAATACAGGTAAAAAAGATGGAGAACAAATACAAAGACATGGAAGAAGACTGGAAAGCATACTGTGAGGTTAGAGCAAATGACTGCTGCCTCTAGGTCTAAATTGAAAGACATGTGGATTGTTGTTTTAAATGAAGTAATGATACACATACAATCTTTTGTAGATAAAAACGTTATGGAATACAAAGACAAAGAACTAGAAGCATTTACTACAGGATTAGGAATGGTAAGCGTTTTATGTAAACGTATGATAGAAGATATACAAGGAGACATTGTAGATGAAAACTGATTCGTTTAAACAATTAGATAAAACACAAGATATCGTTGAATATTATCTTAAAAACAATATAATTTGTAGGGACAGTACTACTTATTTATATTATTTAGTTTTACAAGAGTTTTACAAAGCTACATCTTCAAAAGGCAAACAATGCGAAGAAGATAAGTTTTTGTCTGATTTATATGATTTGTTACATTATGCACCTTGTGATGAAACGGTACAACGTACACGTCGTAAAGTACAAAATGATTATAAACAATACAAACCATCTAAGAAGGTACAGGAAAAAAGGAACACTAGACAGGATGACTTTAAGGACTGGTCAATATCATGAAATGGACCTTTAGTTGTTTTATATGCGGACATGGTTGGAAAGAAATGCATCGTAAATTAGCTAAAGATGATTTTGTATATTCAGATAAAAAAGAAGGTAGACCTATGATTGATTGTCCTAAATGTTTAGAACAAGACATTCATGCACCAATTGTAGGCAATCTTATGCACTAACTAGGATAGGATAGATGTTCAACTCTTTTGTTTGATTTGTCTCTAACAACACGGCTTCAAGAAATCACTCATCTTTGTTGACCGCAAGTCTGAGCATCTATCCCCTAAAAGTATGGATAAAGAATACCTAACTAATAAAATAGAAGAAAACAATTTATTGTTTAGAAAAGCAGATAACTCTTTTGAAAGAGGATTCTATGAAGGTAAGACAAATGCTTACATAGAAATACTAGCTAGTTTACTAGATAACTAAACACACACACACCTTCGCTTCCACTGGAACTTTGACAAATCTGTCTGTCTCTTTTTTTTAAAAAAAGGAAAAAGGTTCGGCGGCTTATTATGATTTCTATTATATTTTGTTTTATACTTTACAATATAATCTCCAGTGGAAATGGAGGTGTGTGTGTCTTACATAAAGTATAAATAATAGATTATAATAAGAGATACAATGGGCTTTGTTACATTAGAGAAAAGTGAAAGAAAAGAATTGTTTAAGAAAAAACCAGGTGCAATGACAGTTGCCGAATTAAAACAATTAAGAGAAAAACATATTAAAGAACAAGTACAAGTTAGAAATTATATTCAAGCATTAAAAGAAACTGGTGGTTCTAAAACTGATATTAAAACAGCCAATACTATTCTGTTAGCTCTCAAAACAATTGATACTCAGATAGGCAGTCTAATGAGAACAGCAAGGAGATAAGATGGGTTACTCAAGTTTATCAGTTGAAGAGTTAGAAAAGAAAGGCGAAGCAAGAGAAATGTTTCAAGGATTAAGCGTATTAAGTAGAATGACTGACTTAAAAGATGCTGCTAAAACATATACTGATGTTAGTCGAATGGTAAATGACGTAACAATGGAAATTGTAAGAACTGATAGAACTCCACTTGGTATAAAGACAAGAGGACAGTTAGGTCGTTTGATGCAAAGTCTTGCACAGATGGAAAAGAATTTAGCAACTATGGTTACTTCACACAATGCAATAGTAAAAGAAATGGATAAGGGATACGAAGCTGTAGAAAGATTAAAAATGGATATGAAAAGATAATGAGTTTTAATCAACATATAGGAAAAACTAACAGCCCTGTTAACAAGTCAGGCCGTGAACGTGTAAGAGATTTTGCTATTGCAAGACTTAAAGCAATTCAAAATTCATTAAAACTTAAACATTATGATGCAGCTAGGATGGATGTTAATAGAGCTATAGACAATCTCCGTCGTATGTAAATACTAATTATTAAGATTAAACTATATAGCCTCCCTTCCAATATCTAGGCTATGCCATACTCAAAGAGCAACAAACCACCGCATTATATTTTTGCTATTTCTAATAGCTTTGAGAAAGAATGGACTGAGTTCTGTTCAGAAGCTAACAAAGAGAAGAAACCTATATCGGAGCATTTGAGGAATGTCATCAAAAAGCACAACAAAGCTGACTCACGTTAGCATTGCCAATACAGGCCCTTTAAAGCGTATTGAGAGGCATTTGTATTGGATTGCTATTATTGCTAAGGTAATAGTGTTTCTATTGTTTATTTTGCTGCTATTGCAGATACCTACGGGAGGTGAAAACTTAATATGACTAACAAAAACAATTACATATGGTTAGCCATTACTTGCAACTTATGTCAAAAAAAAGCGTCATGGGTCAATGAATCTTCAGGAAAACACTATTGTTTACAGTGTATGGAGGATGTTGCATTCAAATGACGACAAGAAAATATACAGTTCAAGATAAAGAAGAAGCCTTTGTACTTTACAGTCAAGCATGGAGTTATGGAGACATTGCTAAAGAAATGAATAAAAGGTATGCAGGAGAAGATTATAAGCTTTCTAAATCAACAGTACACACTTGGGCTAAAGAAGGAGAATGGGATGAAAGAAAAGAGAAAGTTCTAAAGGAAGTACGAAACGTTACAGAACGTAAGGCTACCACTTCCATCACTCGTGCAATCAAATTAGGAACTAAATTACAAGAGCTATTTAGTACTCAATTAAACGACGGTATGGACATAAGGCCAGGAGAAGCTTATGCATGGACAATGAAGATGATTGATTTAGAAGGAGCAGTAGATGCTAGAAACGTTTTGATAGATGAAGTTGCTGAATTAGTATCTGATGCAATGAACAAAGCAGGTATAGAAAAACAGAAACAAGCTGCCTTTGCTCAACATTACACTGAAATGATTAGAGATATGCAGGAAGACTCTGATGGCTGATGCTACAGACCATAAAGATTTCATAACATCTTTTGCTAAACATTTAAATCCAGGAAAGATACCGTTCTTAGAATTTGCTAATGAGGCCATGATGGAGTACATGTCACATGAGCCAGACGAGTATCATCCGCTTGCTGACATGCATAATTACTGGCATGAAACGCTTAGTGACAACGAAAGAGTAGCGATTATTTGTGCAAGAGGACACTTAAAGACATCATTTAGCCTGACTTATTTGCTATGGCAGATGTATAGTACACCTAATTTTAAAGCATTATACATTGGAAATACATTTTCTCAGGTAGTTGATAAGCTTAGTCAATTTGAAGAATTGTGTAGAAGAAGCTGGCGTACAGCTCCATTAGTTCCGTCAAAAGAAAACACACGAAACAATAGCGTTCGTTGGAATATGACTCAGAAAACATTTGCTAACAACTCAAATGTAAGAGGCGCAGTAATGGGAGGAGCTTTAGAAGGACCTCACGTTCACTTAATAATTTTAGATGACGTTTTAGAAGAGTTTCCTAGAATGAGAGATGATAAACTTATTGGATTTCTTAACCGTGTTATTCTACCAATGCGTTTACCTAAAGCTCAGATAATGTTAATAGGTACACAAAAACGACCAGAAGATATTACTGCTTATGTAAAAGAAAATCCTTATTGGAATTGTATTTGGCATCCAGCGTTAAAGGATGATGGAACACCAAGATGGCCTGAGTACTGGACAGTTGAAAGATTAGAAGAAGAAAGATTGGCAATGGGTTCAAGAGCATTTGAATCTGAATATATGCTAAATCCTATTGACCCAGACAGTGCAGTTATTCCTTGGAGTGTCATTGAACCATGTCTAAATAACGACCTTGAAATGTATTCTGAGTCAATAAATGGGTGGGTTACGGTCATGGGAGTGGACTTAGCAGTAGGTTTTGACACCCAACATGACGAAACTGCATACTGTGTTTTGGCCTATAACCCTAAAACTGAGCAGCGTAAAGTTCTACATCAATGGAGTGGAAAGATTCAAGGAGAAGGTGCAAGCTGGTTAAATGAACAGATAACTAACATATCTAAAATAGCTGGTATTTACAATCCAGAAAAGATAATGATTGAAAGTAATGGGTTTCAAAGACTAGTTGCACATGCAGCTAGAGATGTTGAGAAGTTACCAATAGCTACACACCATACAGGAAATGAACGTAACCACGCACAGATTGGTATTCCTGGAATTGCAGTAGCAATGGAAAAAGGATTATACGAAATACCATTTGGTGAAACTGCAAAAGATAACACTAGGCCAGGAACTCGTGACTTAGTAAAAGGATTAACTCAACTGATGTGGGATGGTAAAGGAAAGTTAGAAGGACATGTTGCAGACACGGTAATCTCCCTTTGGATGTGTGAATTAGCTATAGAAGAAAGGGAACGCAAAAAGTTAAATATGACCAACTGGACTTGGTTGTGATGGGAATATTAGATAGATTCTTCAATAGACCAAAAAAAGTTAAGTCAGGATTGCAGAAATATCTTGATAATAATAGCAGTTCGTTGCTAAAAGAAGCACGTACACCTGTTTATGATGCTGCGTCTGCATCGTCATATCAGCAAGGAAACCAACTGATTGAACCTCCATTCGACCAACATTACGTAGAGTATCTTGCTGATAATTATTCCCATCTTCGTACTGTAATACAAAAAATAGCAGCTCAAGTTGTTGGAAAAGGCTGGGAAATATTGCCAGTAGATGATGAAGAAAACAAGTCTGAAGACCAAAAGGAAGCAATAAATGACCTATTAACAGACCCGTCAAGAGGTTGTGCAGACATAAATGGCTCTGAAATTATCAAAGCAATGGTTAGACAATTAGAAATATTTGATGATGTTTGGATATCTATTTTGTATGAAAGAGTAGTTAGTGAAAGTGGAGAGACGGTTGGTAAAAGAGTTAAAGAATTATGGATTGAAGATACTAAACAAATGCGTTACAACACTGACCGATTCGGTAGATTTCAAGATGTTGATAGGTTCTGTCCTTTATGTAGAAATGCTACTGGAACAGCAAAACATTGTGAAAACTCCAAGTGTAACGATGCCAAAACAGTTCTAATTGCATATACTTTTAAAGATGGTGAAGGAGATATTTATTTTGCACGTGATGAAATAATACACTTTAACAAGTATTCTTCTTATGCTAGATTGTATGGTAACCCACCAATTCTAGCTTTAGGAAAGAAAATAGAAACTGCTTTAGCAGTAGAAGCTTATCAGAATAAAGTCTATTTGTTAGAGCGACCACCAAAAGGATTCTTAGATATTCCAGGCCACAATGAGGATTCATTAACTAGATTAGGAGAATACATTGCAGAAGAAACTGCACGTAATCCTAACTTTATTCCTATTATATCTTCAGGAGAAGGTAAGTCTGGAGCCAATTTCGTTACCGTTATGCCAGACCAAACAGAAATGGGAATGCTTCCATACATAGAAAAAATCAATAATGACATCAATTCTTCATACGGAGTTATGCCATTAGCTATGGGAGATACTGCTGGAATTGGTGGATTAAATGCAGAAGGTGAACAAATAACTATGATGGACCGAACTATCATGGAAACACAAGCAGTAATAGAAGAAGGATTTTTCAAACCACTATTAAAATTAATGAATGTAAAAGACTGGGAAGTCAAGTTTACCCCTATTAACGAAGACAATGAGCAAATGGAATTAGCTAAT